GGGAAAATGCGTTAATTGGTAGTGTTGATTCTAATCCGTATCTCATACTGGAGCCATCCAAACATAGCCAGGTTTATCAGATTTTTGTATATCCGCGCCAAGACGTTTTAATAAACTTAGTAACGCTGGGATATTGGCATCTCCGTATACCATTTTGGCATCAGAGTCATTAAGTTGTTTAATGAATTTTTTTAATGCTTCAGGAAGTTCAGCAAGCGTGCCGGCACCGTATAAATGGATTTCAACGCTTTTATTAGATTTATCCAACGGAATAACCATCAATAAAAACTTACCTTCTTTTAAGAAATGACAAGCATTGTTTTTAACCAAGCGGCCAATCTTACCCAATACCATATTTGGGTCTAGTCCTGTCCGTTTACAATCTGCTTGGATAATTTCTGTCGGAGTCATTTTTATTCAAATTGAAAGATTATACATATACTAATGCAAAGAAATAATGGTTTACGCCCTAATGGCCTGTGCCATTAACAATTAATGAGAACTGTTTAGCCCAGTCTTGCCACTTGTCAAACAACTCTGGATCTGGCACTGGATAGGCACTAAAAGTAGCTAGCAATCCAATGTTTCTGGCAGATAGTTTCCAATCTGCTTCTGGATGATACGATATGGGCTCTTGACTAAAATAGATCAGCATATTGCCATTCCACTCTTCCCAAGTCATATAGTCTGGGATAAACGGGAAAAACGGTTGGGTTGACATTATGGTCGCTCGTCACCGTATTCTGCGGTAATGAGAATGCGTCCCATTTCGTAATTGCCGCCAAGGGTATTAGAACTAAACTGCAAACTCATTTCCCTGTGTTCTACCCGCATATCAATTTTACCGGTATCTGGAGCAAAGGTAAATGGGCCAGAATCTTCTGAACTGCTTTGAGCAAACTTATAGCCCACAATCGTTAAAGTCATATCACCAGCTTGCACAAAGTCTGGCTCTAAGCGACGTAAATGCATCCGACGGTTTGCGCCACTAGAAGTATCTTGTGATGGATCACCACCAACCCAACTAATATCACAAGTTGTAAAACTGGAACTGACAGCTGTTTCACCAAAAAATGAAATCTTATTGTACCCAAATTCATGTTGCCAAATGGGATACCCGCCAGAAATAATAAATGCTGTAGCACCAACCGCAGGCGTTGGGCTAAGAACTGGAGATACAGTTATTAATGTGGCGTCATACGTTAAACTGTATGATGCGTTTGTTATTAAATATACTGGTTTACCAGTAGTGTTGTTAAAACACGTATATGTTCCAATGGCAAACAAAGTGGTTTGATTGCCGCTTAAATAAAATTGGTTTGTTGCCGGTGCTGGTGCACCACTTGGGGTTGCAATAACATAGCTTGGCACACTGTAAGAAACTTCATAATTCCAATCAGCCCAAATTGGCGTTGGGAAAATCTCTGTGGTCCAACCGGCAGAACGTTGCGCGCCGACCGCTTGACCGGCATCGTACCAGATTTTATCTTTAACGTTGTAGATAATTGCATCAGTACATTCTGTTGCATCACCTCTAGGATAAAAGAACCAAATCTCGTTATAGCGCGGAACCTTGGTGGCCCATACTTTTTGGCGTTGTGTAAAGTTAATGTTATCAAATAGCCAGTTTACGTTTTTATCATTTGGCAGAACACTTACTTGACCGTTATAAACATAAAAACGGTCAACGCCCATCCAGTAATACGCGCCGTCCATCTCAACAAAACAACTAGATGACATGGTGGAGATTTGGCTAGAAATAATATCGTAACGCCAGTACAATGGCGCTGTGCCAGTAAACGTTACGCGAATCAAACTGTCTGTTGCCCAAAACAAACCCGCTGGTGAATTAGTACCACCGCGCATCGGAATGCCTTTAACAACCTTACTAGAAGCCATATTGACTTGGTTGGCGGTTGCGCCATTCCAGTCAGTTAAAGTTTGTGATCCATATGTAGTCTCAACGTGGTTGTTTGCAATATAGCCGTTTGAACCATACACAAAAATGTAAGGATACAGAACACAAACACCACCGTCTACAGAGATTGGTCGATTGGTTGGGTTTTGGCCTGTAGTATCTGCCAATCCAATAAAGTTCCAAACACCAGGAGAAGACGGCTCGATGTTACCATACATCACTTGAGTCGGTATGCCGTTATCAATATTCGATAAATTTAACCCTGGGTGCGCTAAAACTTTAAGTTCTCCGCCAACGGGGGAATACTGTAAGTCAAACTGCCACAGATTACGGGAATCTGGTGTAAATGCGCTTGACAAGTTTGCTGAAAAAGGCCCCGTTCCAACACCGAATGTGGTGCCAGTGGTAAATACATCGATGCCTGAAGATATGCCAGAAAAAACGTAATTTATACCGTTAAATGCATTAGCAACCATACCGCGTGAAATACCATTGAACGTGCCAAACAATTGTTTGTAGCCGCCCATTTTCTTTGGCGTGCCACGTTGGAATCGACACCACACACCATCGCTGTATTCACGTGCTTCAAAGCGTGTACCATCGCGTTTAATCCCTGGCTGTACCGCCAAAGTATAAACAAGATTATATTGATCGGGTAATTGTTGATCCGCCATTAAAACGATCCGCCAGAAATCAAACTTGCATTAAATCTTGCTGGTGTACTAACAATTGGGTTAGAAGGATTAGAGTTGTTAAGGCTTAACATTTCAACGCTATTTGCTGTAAGTCCCAAAATGCCAACACCTTGTAAATACATACCAGTTGTGGTGTCATTGGTAAAAGTAAAAGATGGCGCGCCAGCGGAACCATTTTGACCATAAAAATTGTTAACAGCAACTTGGGTTAAAACATAAATAAAATTACCATCACAAAGAATGGTTGCTGCGGTTCCATTAGGAATAATTACCGGAGTTTGAGAACTTCCAGAAATCTGAAATGACAGATTGTATGCCGATGTACCGGTTGAATTGAGAATAACATATAATTGCGTTGTTCCCGGCAATAATACTTTTAAATCGGTTGTTCGAGTACCAGACAAAGCAACGTATGTTTGAATGGTTGGGGCAAAAGAAACCAAACTAAACGTAGCACCACTGATAGAATCAACGTCATAGTTTGCTGAAGATAGCGTAACGTTAGATGGAGAAGACCCGCCAACAGTAAAAAAGTCACCGGTGTCTTGCTTAAATATAATGTACCCAGAATTACCTGGGGGAGCGGTCAAAGAACCCGTAGCGTTAATTTGAGAACCACTAGGAGGCGTAATGGCCAAATTGCCAGAACCATTGTTTCTGTAAGCAATAAACCAACCAGCATTTAATCCAGAAACTGCGGGTAATGTTAATGTGCCGTTACCTGCAGTCCAAACATATGTGGTTGCGCGGTTAGCTTCAGTTAGCGTTGGAGTTGCGCTGATTTCAACAATATTATCTGTAACTGCCAGTTTGCCAGCAATTGCTGCCAAACCCGGACCTGCCAATGATGCGGCATCTGCTGAAGAAGACCCTGCGCCAAAAGTAATATTTTGCCAAACACCCGCAGGAGTTGTATTGTCAGACAAATAGAAGTATTTAACTTCTCCAACACCTACGGTTGCAGATAGATTGCCGGTAAAATCTTTAACGTAAAATGGTTCTGCGCCCATGTTACGGATAAAGATATCAGTACCAACAGAGCCTTGGGTTGCATCTGGCAATAGAATGCTAAAACCAATGCCTAACGCAACGCAATCCATAATACGAGCAGCCGGAACTTGGGTTGGGTTAACAACCAAAGGCCAATACAACTGAACGTCTGAGCTAAAATTTAACTCAAAGTAAGTGACATCAGTTTGTTGGACAACGTCGCCAGTAAATGGTGATACGTATGACATAAATTAAGGCTCCTGCACAGCAGTGTTTCTATCGATACGACGCAACTGATCTTCTGTTTTGAGCGCGGTTAAACAATCTTGATAGTATTGTTTCCAAACTGGTAGTTTGTCAAGTGCTTTCAAATAGCCTTGTGCTTGTAATAGCGTGCCGAACAACATGGCTTGGGGCGCAACTTGAGTAAACAAATTCGTTTGATTAGTTGAGTCCAAAGGTTGTACCAGGCTGTAATAAATAATTTCTACTGGATACTCTTGGTCTGGAATGGGAGCAAAGTTCCAGTTGTTATAGTCGTACTCAGAATAGTAGAGTGGACGACTTGGAGTAGATTCACTTTGATATTGCGCCACATAATCTTGTGAGCGCAATAATATTGGCTTACCATTAATTTTCATGGAGATGGTTTTTCTCCAGCGAGTTGGTTTAACCAAAATATCCTGCGCAGCAGCCAAAGTAGTTTCCACTACTACTAATTGGAGAAGTGACTTTAACTCTGCAGCAATAGCAGACTCTGCCAAACCGATCAATGAAGGGATTTGCGCAATAAAACCAGCGTCATCACGCTCCATGTAGGTGATAACATCAGCTACAAGGTTATCATAGGTTTGAACGTATGCTGAGGTCATCGTGTGTAGTAGCTAATGTTAGGTTGGAAGTAAATAGGTGACTTATCGCGGTCTTCTTCAGACGCTTGCATAAATAACTTTTCTGCTTGTTGTTCTAAATATCCCACGCGAGTCATATCAATATTAGGCAATTGCAAAGACAATTTGTGTGATAGGGAAGCTTGTACGGAAGCAATCCAACGATCTGGAACATAAATTTGATTTGTCAATGAACCAACATCTTGCATCTGTACTTCTACAACTAACTGGAACATCTGAAAATCGTTATTGGGAACAGGCCATAAATACATTGATGGCTCAATAGTAC